CGACGTCGTCGCCGACCACGCCCGACCAGAACGTGCCGCCCGGTTCGCTGGACGTGCCGCTGGTGAAGCTGCGCGTGGTCAGACCGATCTCGTCGTAGTAAGCGGCAGTAAACGGATATTCGAGGCCGCTCAACGCGAACGTGAACTCGTCCTCGTTTACGCTCCAGATGGATAACGTCGCCATGCTTATTCCTCCCAGCTGCCGTCCTGTCCTTTGTCGCCCGGCGTCCATGTGTCGCCGTCGAAGCTGACGTCGCGGCCGCCCGGATTGCCCTGCCCGCCGTCCACGCCGTCCGCGCCGGGGAGGCCGAACGTATGGCCATGAACAAGGTCGGTGAAGCCGTTGGCCGACCGCTGCCCGCTTGACGAACTGTATGTTATACCGCCGTAGGCGACGCGGCTGTTGTCGCCCGACCAGCTGACGGTCAGGGTGTCGCCCGGCGCGACGGTCAGGTCAATCGTGCGGATTTTCCCGCCGTTGCCGCCCGCGCCACCGAAGCCGCCAGCGCCGCCCGCGCCATAGCCGCCGCTGCTGCCGCGTTCGCCATCTTCGCCGTCTTCGCCGTCGTTGCCGTCCTGCCCTTTGCCGATCAGCACGACGCGGACGTCCGTCACCCCGGCGGGGACTGTCCACGTCCCGGCGCTGACCATGATCGCGCAGTTATTGAACTTGTTCCCGGTCGTCGGCTCGTAGCCGGTGACCACCGTCGCCGCGCCCTTGGCGATGCCGGAAAGGCTGACGCCCAGCTGGGCGATATAGCCCTCGGCGGGGTCGTCGAATGGGTCAGAGAACGCCAAGCCATCGCCCGCGCGTTCGCCCTCGACCACGATGTCCATCGTGACCGTATTCGCGTTGCCATAGAACGACCACAAGCGATTGATGACCGCCTCGCTGTTCAAGACGTTGACCAGCGTCGCATCCTCGAAGGTCAGCACGTTGTCCTCGTCCGCTGCTTCCCCTACAGTGACGCGGCGAATGGTGTGCGCGTAAGGCTTGCCGGTCAGCGTGACCGCCGTCGTGCCGCTGAAGGTCAGCACGGCAAAATTCGCGCCGCTTTCCGCGATGTTCGCGCCGGTCGCCGTCAGCGACGACGGCACGATCGGCTCGTCGAACAGCACCACCGCGCCGGTGCGCGTCGTGCCGCTGGGGCTGACCACGCTTTCGGCGGTCATCTGGCCATCGAACAGCGTTTCCTCCGCTGTCAGCGCGGAGGCCAAAAAGGCGTGTTCGTACAAGACAATCTCGGTCGCCTTGTCGGGGTAGGCCACGCTGCCGCCGGTGTAAATGCGGCGGTCGGGCAGCGTCGCCGTCGGCGTCTGCGACAGCGGCGAAAGGTAGGTGATATAGACGTCGCCGTTATCGTCCTTCTGGACGCAAGCCCCCATCGCGAACAGCAGCTGATGCAGGTTTTCGCGCCGCGTCGCCACCGGCAGCCAGCCGCGCACCTGCTGGTTGACCAGCGCGGGGTTGATGGTGTAAGGGATCGCGCCGCCGATGATGGAGGCCGCGACGCTGGAGAAGGTCGCGCCGCTGCCGTAGACGCCGCCGTAATGCAGCTGCTTGTCCAACAGGCCGATGGGGCTGACCGCCTCGATCTGCCACGCGAAGCGGCTGACGCGCTTGCAGGATTGCATATAGAACTTACCCAGCAGGGCGTCGTCGTGGTAGGCCAGCACCGCCGCGCCGTAGGCATAGGCGGCCGGGTCGTGTACCAGCAGCCGCACCCAGGGATGAACGGTCAGGATGCCGGTGTGGTCGGTTTCCGTTTCGTCCGTCCAGCCGCGCAGGGCGTCGGCGTCGCTGGGCGACAGCACGACCGGGAAATAAGCCGACAGGTCGAGGGTCGCGTCGAAGGTGTCGAACTCCAGTTCGCTGCCCGCCATGCTCTGCACCAAGAACGCGTTGGCGCTGACGATGGCGCTGTCGTCGAATTGGTCGGTCAGTATGTCAATTCGGTTGGTCATATCAGCGCTCCGTCAGCGTGATCTTCGTTGCGGCGTACCATACGATGCCGCCATTCTTCCACATCGCTTGCCGCATCTCCCCGACGTCAATATGAAAGTCGGCCGTCCGCGTCGTGTTGCTGCGCGGGTCTGTGAAGGTCACCGGCAGGAAGTCATCCTGCGCCATCGCGACCAGCGCGGCAAGGTCGCCGCCGCGCAGGCCGTTGGTTTCGATGACGATAACGGCCTTGTAGGCCAAAATGTCAAGGATGGTCGAGCCGTCCTTAGCCGTGCCGCCGTTGCCGCCCTCCCGGCGTTCGTAGGTGACGGTGTAGGAGTATTTATTTATGGCCGCCGAATAATCGACGTTGGAAATGATCAGCGTAGGCCGCATATACTCACCCCTGATAGGACGCCCCGACCTGCCGCGCGCCTTGGCCGTTCAACTCGAACACCTTGCGCGCCAGCTGCGTGGATTCGTCCAGCATGATCTTAATGTCGAATTTATACCCGCCGCCGCCGATGGCGTCCGGCAGATTGGTCAGCGTGTTCGCCATGACGTTGCCGAAGGCGTTTTCGTTCGTCGCGATGGGCTGGCGCATCGCGGCTTGGATGCCGCCGACAGCGCCGAAAGCCGCGGATGTAGCCGCCGCCATGCCGTCGCGGAAGCCGCGCGGGAAGCCCAGCATGATGTTCTCGGCCAGCGCTTCCGACCACTTCGACGGCGAATGGGTGTCAAAGCCGCCGGTGCCGGTAAACCAGCCCTTGATTTTCTCAACGACTCCCTGCACTTGCCGCTTCAGCCATTCAACCTTGTCGCTGATGCCCTGCCAGATGCCTTGAATAAGGGCTTGGCCGACACCGCGAAACCACTCGCCGACGCCGGAGAAAATGCCGGTCACGGTCGACCACAGGCCGCTGAAGAACTGCCCCCAGTTGGCCAGCATCTGCTGGATGCCCTGCCAAGCGTTGCCGATAGCGCTGCCGATAGCCGCCCACGTCGATGCCGTGATCTGCTCGGCGTTCTGCCAAGTAGTGCTGACGTTCTGCCCCATCGCCGCCAGCGCGGTGAAGGTGGTCTGTTTGATGTTCTCCCACGAAGTGCTGACATTGTTGCCCATAGAGGCCAACATCGTGAATGTCGTCTGCTTGATGTTCTGCCACGTCGTGTCGACGTTGCTGCCCATGTCAGCCAAAAAGCTGAACGTGGCCTGCTTGATGTTCTCCCACGACGTCTCCACGTTGCCGCCCATGTCGGCCAGCGCGTTCATGGTGAAGGTCTTGATGTCTTCCCAAGCCTGCCCCCACCACGCCTTGACCTCATCCCAGTTCTCCCGCAGGAACTGGATGCCGTCGATGATGTCGCGCACGGCAAAGCCGAAAGCCGCGACCACACCAGCGATGGCGGTCACGACCAGACCAGCCGGACCGGACGCCACCAGCATCGCGATCTTGAACGTGGTCATGGCGGCGGCGATACCGGCAATAGCACCGGCGATGGCCTTGCCGTTGTCTTGGATGAACGCGAAAAAGTCCAGCGTCTTGTCAAACGCCTTTTGCCAATCAATCGCACCCGCCAGCTTCTGCGCTCCTTCGACGATGGTCGTGACGATCTCGCCTATTTTCTGGCCGACCTCTGCCCAATCGACGCTGCTGACGAAGTCTATCAGCTTTTGCGACAGGTCTTCAATGACCGGAGCCAACTCCACGGCGATACGGTTTTTCGCGGTCTGCACCGCGAGGCTGATGCGGTCGAAAGCGTCCTGCGCCGCGTTCAGCGCGGCGAGGTCTTCCTCGCTCAAAACGTAGCCCATGCGGTGCGCTTCTTCCGCGAACGCCGCGATGGTATCGCCGCCCGCCTTGATAAGCGGGTTTAATTCCTGCGCGCTCTTGCCGAAAATCGCCATCGCGTAGGCGTCGCGCTGCGTTTCGTTCTCCACGCCGCCCAGCGCGTCGATTAAGTCATAGAATACCTGCTCGTTATTCCGCAGTTCGCCCTTGTCGTCGGTGATGGCCACGCCCAGCGCCGCGAAAGCGTCAGCCGCCGCGCCGGTGCCGTCTTCAGCGCCGCTCATATTTTTGGTCAGCTTGGCAAGGGCGCCGGTGACGGTGGTCAAGTCGACGTCGACCAGCTTCTCCATGTATTTGAACTCTTGGAGAGTGCTGGTGGCCAAGCCGGTCTGCGCCGCCAGCGTGTTGATCTCGTCGGCGAACTCTGCTGCGTCCTTGACGATGCCGGTCAGCCCTTCGGCGATCTTTTTCACGCCGTCAGCGATAGCTTTCAGACCGCCGATGATGGCGGCGCTGGCCAAGTTGGCTTTCAAGACGTCGCCGAAGCGGCTGGTCTTGGTGCTGGCGTCTTCCATCTCATCGCCGACATTGTCGACCTGCTTGTCGACGTCGCGCAGTTCGGCCTCGGTCTTGTTCAGCTGAGTCGTGGCGTCGGCCAGCGCCTGCTTCCATTTCAGCGTTTGAGTGCTGGTCGCGCCGGTCTTCTTGGTCGACTCCTCGACCGCCTTTTCCAGCTGCTCGACCTTCTTTTTCTGCGCTTCGATGCTGTCCGTCAGCAGCTTGGTCTGCTTGGTGACGTAGGCTTCCTTGTCGCCGTTCGCATCGAACGCGGCGGTGACGGCCTTCATCTCGCTGCCAAGCGTCTTTACCTGCTGGTTTATGTTCTTCAACTGGTCGCGGAATTGCTTTTCGCCGTCAATACCGATACGGTATTCGAGGGCCAATATCAATGGCCACTCAAACCACCCCCTTATTGTCGCTTGTCTTGTTGCTTTATTATTGGTTTTGTGTTACAATAGAAAGAGAGGTGATAACTATGAAGGACATAACTGGTCAAAAATTCTCACGTCTGACCGTAATCGCCAAAGACCACAAAGACAAGCGAGGAGAATGGTTTTGGCTGTGTTCTTGCGATTGTGGGAACACGACTATCGTTTCCGGCAATAAGCTCCGCAGTGGCAACACTAAAAGTTGTGGATGTATGCAGCAGGAGCATCGCTTGGCTGGATTTAACAAGTCGCACGGAATGACCGACACACGGCTCTATAACATTTGGTTGAACATGAAAGAGCGGTGCAAGTCAAAAACTAATAAATACTATGGCCAAAAAGGCATTTCTGTGTGCAAAGAATGGGAAAAGTTCCCACCATTCGCGGAGTGGGCTTTATCGCACGGTTATACTGACGATATGACCATTGAACGTGTCGACGTAAACGGCAATTATGAGCCGCAAAACTGCAAATGGATAACAGCAAAAAATCAATATCTAAACCGCACCGACAGCCACTATCTAACCGCGTTCGGCAAAACCCAAACAATCAAAGAGTGGGCGACCGAAACAGGGATAGCTTACGACACTATTGAAAGACGAATAAACGCTTACGGATGGACAGCTGAAGACGCTGTCGGCATTAAAAGCGGCAGGAACGGCAGAAACAAGCATGAGCCAATTTAATCCACGTCGGGGATAATATCTTCGTCCGTTAATTGCCGCCGTTCGCGCGCGCCTTCCACCTTGATCTGCTCAATCGCGATAAGGGTTTTCAAGTCGCCGAACGGCAGGTCGAGCGTTTCATCACAGGTCAGGCCGATATGGAGGCCGTACCAGAGAAACCACCCCGGCGTCAGGCTTCCGGGGTGGCTGGTGCGTTTTTTGCCGCGCCTTTCGGCGGGTCGGCCTCGACCTCCGCGGCGCTGCCGTTGGTGATCGTGGCGACGATCGCGCCTTTCAGGTCGGCCAGGTCGCCGATGTCGCAGAAGTCAAGCATATCGTCGGCCGACAGCGGCGGCGGGTTGTCGATAGCGTTGCGGTCGGCGTACGCCGCGCCCGCCTTCATCATGGCGGCCAGCAGCCATATGGCTTCGTCAAGGCTGTCTTTGCCGTCAAGGGCAGCGCCGATCTTGTCGATGCCGCCGTAGCGCTCCGTGCATTGGTGAATAACGCGCAGGGAGAAGCACAGCAGATGCTTCTCCCCGGCGATGGTGATGCTTGCGGTCTTCATGTGATTTCCCCCTTGCTTGCTTTTACTGCCGATTAGGTCGTGACGACCGTGCCGATGCCCAGCCGCGCGTCGATGTAGGCCTCCGCCTGCGTTTCGGTGGTGAAGACGGCCTCTTTCTTCCAGCTGTGCTTGGCACTGTCGTCGCGCATGATCGTGGCGGTCAGTTCCGGCACCTGCCACTCGATGGTTTCGCCCTGCGTGGTGGCAGCGTCGGCGGGAACGCTGAACATGCACTTGGTCAGCACGATGC